CCTTTATGCAGTCGGCGGCATTCTCTGACCCTGCCTCGAATTTCTCCGAGTAGATCAACTTGGAGACGGGAGCCTCCTTACGGAATTCCTCGATCAATGCCGAGCCATCGGCCAATTCAGAATAACGGGTGATAGTCCCGTGAAGGGTATTATTAAATGCGGAGCAATTAACGAATCTTGTCGCCAAAGTTGTCGGATTATTTGATGCCATAATATAGTGGGTGGTTGGGTTGTAGTACCGTTACAGATATATTCTACCACAGTTTGGGATATTTGTACAGGTAAAAGTGCTAAAAAAATCACTTTTTTTCACAATCTCCCTTAGTACAAGGGTTCGAGGGACTTTTTTTATGATCCTGAATGGCAATAATCGCAGGGATTTGTCCCCCACGATTCGCTTATGCTATCCAATTGACTTTATTTTTGTAAAGTTCTGCAGCCGCTCAAACTCAAGCTTTCGATCAAATTTCCCTTCGAGAAGATCAACCTTGTGGCTAATGACAAAGACTCTCGTTTCAGGATCAAGCGTATTCATAATCTTAAGCAAATTATCGATACCGTCAGTATCCAGACTTGAATCAAACACCTCGTCAAGCATAAGTAAGTTCGTGTTAGCTGAGTTCTTCATCTTGGCAATCTGTCTCCAAGCAAACAACAAAGCAAGGTCAATTCTGGATTTTTCCCCTTCTGAAAAAGAAGAATAAGAAAACGCATCACGATGTCGTGATTTGATTGTTTCAGTAAAGTTTTCGTCAAGTTCAAAGCTAACAAAGAAGTCAAGCACTTGAAGATAGCTGTTGATCAGCTTGTTCATTACCGGGAGATACTGTTGAATGATCTTTGTCTTAATCCCGGTGTCTTTTAACAGCTCAGAAAGAACTTCGTTATAGTGTCTTTCCTCGATCAGCGCAGACTTATCGTTGCTAATCGTTTCGCGTGATTCTCTAAGATCCTCGAGGTCATCCTTCGCGGTTTCCAAATCCTTATCCGAAGAAGCCAATGTTTTTTGCTTTTTAAGTTCATCAGCCCGTTTATTGAATTGAGCAATCAAAGACTGATTGGTAGTCAGCGTATGATTTAGTTGCAGAATCCGATTAAGTTCTTCCTGACTTTCTTTCAACTCGGCCGTCACTTTAGCAAGATTGCCTTGAAGGGCATCCTTACCGTCAACCAGTTTACTTCTCCACTTTTTACCTTTCTCAATTTTGTTTTCGCAAAAGGCTTCGCTCAACCGCTGCTGACAAGTTGGACAAGAACGGTTATCTGTATAGAACTTAATGTCCGAATCCACCGTTTGAATGTTTACGCCAATTCCTTTATCGATATCAGTAATGCTTGAAATTGATTCATTAAGTTTGTCGACTTTTTCTTTCGCAGCAGGATACTTTGCTTGGTATTCTTCAAGCAACTGCTGGTTACTTTTAATGTATACGTCGATCTGCTCTTCTACCTCTTTCAGCTCTACTTCGTATTTTGCGTCATTGCTTTCGCTGATCTTTACCAATTTGTCAATGTGTTTGTTTTGCATTGCCACCTTAGACTTGACCAGCTCGAGTTCGTGTTCGGCATCAGTTAGCTTATCTTTAAGCTTTCCACTCGATTCTTTTAAGACTTGATTCATCTTTGAGAAGATACTAATATCAAGCAAATCTTCAATCACCGCCCGTCTTTGATAACTGGGCAACTGCATAAATGGAATAAAGTTTGAGCTGCCAAGAACAACCACCTGATGAAAGCTTTTATGATTAAGCTTAAGAATGTTTGTTTCAAGGAGCTTTTGATAATCCCGTGAATGAGACTCTTGGTTAATCATCTCACCATCAACCCAGATCTCAAACGTGTTGGGTTTAATACCACGAACAATTTTGTAATCCTTTGTCCCAATACTAAACTCAACTGTTACCTCACACTTCTTTCCATTAATGCTGTTTACAAGTTGAGGCTTGTTGATAGCTCGGTGCGGTTTACCAAAAAGAGCAAAGCTTAGTGCGTCAAGCATAAGACTTTTACCACTCCCGTTATGTCCAACAATCAAGGTTGAACGAGCAGTCCCAAAGTCAATCTTAATTGGGTTTGATCCCACGCTAAGAAAGTTTTTGTATTCAAGTGTCTTAAAATTAATCATAGTGCATCCAGTGTTTGAGCTTCAACATAAAGCTCTTGAAGTTTGTTTTTAATACGGTCACGATCCAAGTCAGTTTGAACAGAATCTACATATGTGTTTAGCAACGTGATCGTATCAGTAAGTTCAAGTGCGGACTCGTCAACGTTATCCGAAAGGTATTCATCAAAGTTCTCAACGATCTTTAGATCAAATGGATTGCGAGCAACAATCTCGTCGATATACTTATCAAAAAGGAACGGGTTTTTCTTATTAACAACCACCACTTTAATATAAGACCCGCTTACTGCATCAAAGTCGATCTTTTTTAGCTCAGCTTCAACGTCGTCAGAAGCCGCAATATCATCATACCTCAATCGATTATAAATTGTAATCTTATTTCTGACCGGAGTGAGCTCGCGGGTTTCGGTATCAATTACGTGGAAATACTTAGGATCGTCGCAATCGGCCCAAGTAAGCTCATAAGGAGTACCAAGATAATGAATATTTCCCTTTGTGCTTTTTGTGTGATAGTGACCGCTCATTACCAACTCGAATCTGGAAAAGATGTCCGATGCCATTCCATGGCTAGAAGCCTGAACACCTTTCATCATATCAAATCCTGCAAGCTCAAGGTGGCCACCAAGGAACGGGGCCTTTACGTTTTTAACAAAATCAATGCACTCTTCGTAATTCTCTTCATTAATCCAAGGGAGTAAACCAATATCCAAGCCATCATAACTGACCACCGTTGGATCCATGTGAAGCTTAATTACATCTTCGTAATGACTAAGAATCTCTGTTAGGCTATTTAGATCGTTTGTGTTCTTGTAATATGTGTCGTGATTGCCCGGAATCAAATCCATTGTCATACCTTCTTCTTTAAGGCGATCAATGAACATGCATCGATTTCGTGATAACACTTTAAAATTGGCGAAGCGACGGTGATCAAAGTAATCTCCAAGGTGGAGGATTTGACTTATGTTATTCTTTTTACAATACGGGAAAAAGACTTCATCATAGAATCTTTCCATATAGTCAAGGAAAACTCCACTGCCGTTTTTGATCCCGGTGTGCGTGTCAGTAATTACTGCTATTTTACTCATTTGTGGTTCTGTTTATTATACAGCATTTCATCCAAATTGTAAAGGTTATTTGTTGAGATGCGTAACCTTACAATTGGTCTGTTGCGGTTGAGCGAATCACCACTATTTGTCTTCTTTAAAGAATTCGTTCAAAGGACCACGACCAACAGCCTTCTTTGCAGGACGTCCACGCTTCTTTTTCTTTGGTGGGGGTTTGTCTTCATCCTGTTCAACCCAGCATTCTTCGTCCCAAAGACCGTTGCGATTCCGCATTCTTTCAACAATCGATTCTCCAATAGCGTTAATATCATCAGTGCCAAATTCAGCAAAAGCATCAATCGAAGTGTTGTCGATAATCCTTTGCTTGATTTCAGTTTGGCGTTTTTCTTTTGCGATACGTCGTAGGAAACAAAAATAGCTGATTTGAGTAAAGTAGCTAAAAGCGTTTGGAACACCTGTTCGTGTTTTCTTGGTAATATCAAAATTGTTAATCACTTTAACGCAGTTCTCTACCGCATCCATAACCATATCTTCACGATACGTATAGTTCACGAAATTGGGAGAACGAGATAGCCCATTCGCAATTTTATACAAACATAAGCCGATGTAGTCGGTGAGAGGCCGAGGTTCAACCCCCTCCGCTAGATCTTCTTTCACTCCTCGGACATGCTCTGCGACAGCTTCTCCGAACTCTTTATTGTTAACGTAGTCCACGGAATCCTTCTTCCGTCGGGTACGTTTTTTCTTACTTGGATTTGTTGGCATAATAGTATTCTACCATACTTCTGGGCATTTGTACAGGAAAAAGAGCTAAAGGCGATTTTTCTTTTTTCTTGTTTTTTCCTTTACAAGGATATGTGCTTTTGGTATAATAGATCCATGGTCGCTAAGGATTCTACTAAGATTCCTTAATCTTGGTATCAAAGGTTCCCGAAGGGATATACATAGTACCTCGGGATTAAAAACATACTAGATTGGATTAATCTTCCGCATCATATTCTGCTCTCAATGCATCAATCCTATACCTCGTGTATTGATCATAATATTCCTTCTTTAATGC